CCGTGAGTAAAACCTCCTCTTTGAGGGATTCAGAGATAAATTTTTGCTCGAGGTGTTCTGTGCAAGAATTTAGTGGATCCTTAGAATATAAAGGAGATTCTAGGGAATTCTTATTCTATGTGGAGTCGGCGGAGCGTTTTGTTAGTGGATTGTCGGATGATGCGCAACATAGCGTTCGAACAACTCTAGCTAGGACGGAAACGGGGTTCGACATCGATATCGTTACTCCCATGATCGGTAAGTCAACTAGTGATAAGTTGGCTGCACGTGAATACATTCGCGACCGGATGTTAGAATCGGTTAGCAGACTCGGTCCTAGTCTTAAACCCTTAACTGATGCGGAAGCTGTGCAGGCTAGCAAAGTTGGACCTCTGAATATCATGCTACCATACTCAGTTAGAAGATCTGAGTTAATGAGGTATTACTGTTTACCAATGGTGAAGAAGTATGCTTTAGATGCTTGTGATCGAGCGTTCAGCCGCATTTTGAAGAGGATTCCAAAGCATAAATTGCGACCCATATCATTGGACGCAGCTTTTATCGAAATGCCAAAAGGTACTAACCTTGGATCGCCTTTCTTTAGGAAGTCCGCTGCCCTCTATCCAGAACTGATGGAGCAGGCACGATTGATTGAGAAGGACGGTTTTGATGTACATAAACATTCCGATCCGTGCATGCTTTACTGGAGAGGACAGTCGACAGGCCTCTTTACACCCGTTAAACAAAGAGCAGTGTGGGGGTATCCACACAAAATTTCATTACATGAGCTACGTATCATTAAGCCACTCATCTCCGAGTTCAAGAGATTGCCTGAGTTTGCTGCTTTGCTCAGTAGTGATGCTGTGAATGAGCAAGTGTCCAAACTTCTTAAGAGTAATACACTTAAGTTCAGCGTGGATTTTAGTTCATTCGATCAATTTGCAACACCACTTGTGGATTATGCATTTGATTTAATGCGGGCCGCGTTTGTACGGAATGCTTTACCATTGATCGACTTTGTTGAGGATAGATTTAAACATATTCCATTGTTAACACCAGAGGGTATATGGCATGGTCGCCACGGCGTGCCATCTGGGGCAGGGCCAACAAATCTGGCTGATTCTATAATCAATTGGATTATTATGGAGGCTTTTGCTGATGTGTCCGGGACA